TCCCATTATAAATTATATTCCAAATAAGAAATACCAAATATATTGAAAACAAAATAAATCCTATTCCAAAAAATACTATACTCATGATCTATTAATTTGATTAATTGCTATACTAAATAATAATATTGTCCCTGGCCAATGTGCTGAGTACATAGCTTCATCAGTATTACCATATAATCCTAAACCTACTGAATATAATAGGCATATAAAAGCTATACCAATTGGATACCATTTTAAAACTTGTTTTTTCATTTTATCTATATTTAATTGATTCAATTTTACTTGTTCCTGTATTTATCATTTTAAATACTTCTTTCCAATTACCTTCATCAGCTGTCCATTCAATATCATCTTTTCTATGTGGTATTTGCCAATTACTATAAGCAAAACCATGTGTGTGAATTCTATAATCTCCTTCATCATTTTGTTTTATAGTCCATCTATATGAATTGTCACACATACAACTAATTAAGTTAATTTTAATTTCTCTTGGTTTACCTTCTAATTCTAATTTAGGAGGATTTATTGATAATTTTCTATATTTACTCATAATTTTTATTTTTTATAACCTTTATTTAACATTTTTTAACTTTCTTACTTTGTAAATATAACATCAATATTTCTGATAGCCAAATATTTACATACAAAAGTTTTTATTTCACTTCAACTGTTCTCCAGTATTGAGCATCTGGATCTGTTTCTGCTATTTCTTTTTTAATATCACCTACTGTGTAAACACCTTGGGCTGTATTATCTAAAGGGAATACAGGTGTATTATCCTCTAATAACCATGCTAAATCATTTGTAAATCTCATTCCATTACTTCGAAATGCTATCTCAACAACTTCATCCATATCCCCATTTTTAATATTTACTCCAAATGTTGTACTCATAATTTATTTTTTATGATCCTAATAATAAGTTGTTATTTTCTAATCCAACTTTCCAAAATCTAGTATGCCATAATCCTTTTCTTACACCTTCAATCATATAATCATCTTCTACATGACCATCATCAGCATAAGTTGCTATCATCACTATACCCATATCAAAACAATCTCTAGCATCATCTCTTCTGCCTTCTTTAATTGCTCTTAATCCATTTTCCCAAGTTTTAGTAACTGGTTTATTTGTTGTTTTTGACTTTATTTTCATAACTTATTTTATTTATATAACTCCTAATTCTCTTGCTCTTGTATAACCAACTATTCTACCATCATCTAAAGCATATTTTCTTTTTGTTTTAGGTAATGATTCTTGAACTTGTTCCCAATCTAACATCCCTTTAGGATACTTAGTTTCTGTTTTTATTGGTCCATTTTTTGTTTTAGTATAATCATAAAACCAAGTGGTTACTGAACCATCTGAATGTTTGACTACTCTAGTAAATTTTTCTAATACTTCTGTTGGTTGTTCTACTGGTCTTCCTCTTTTCATTTTATTTCCTCCACTCCAAATAATTTTAAAAATTGTCTTAAGCTTAACTGCTTTCTTAAAGCTGCTTTTTTAATTGCTTTTTTTCTATTAAAAGCTCTAATTTTACCAATTGCTTCTTTTGATGAATCTGATAAAAAGTAATATTTGTATTTATTCATAACCTTAATTTTTTAATTGTCTAAATATAACATCCATTTAGCCAAAAGCCAAACAAATATTAAAGAAAGAAAAATGGGTATTATTGTATTTGTGGTAAAGTTACACCAGTACTATTTAGTTCTTCTGATGATACATTTATAGTGGAAGGAGCTCCTGTTATATTAACACTACAATTTCCAGCTCCTCTAATTATAGATTCATTTGAGGGTATTGTTAATCCTGGAGTATAAACAAGTGATGAATTACCCTCAGGTACAATTATGCCTACTTTATAATCATCATTAACAATCATATCTCTATCTATATTTGTTAAACTTGTAAAAGTTGAACCTGATATATATTTTGGAGTGTTTGATATTTTACCAGTAATAGGGTCAGCAATTATTGATATAACAACATATGATGTGCCTTGTGATTGATTATTAAATGTTAATGTAGCCATAATATTTTATATGTTATAAATATAGAAAAGTTATTATTTATTTAATTTTTATCTTCTTTACTTAATTGGATTTCTAAAGATAACATATAACAGAAATCAAATAAAAAATATGGGTCTGATTGGATTAATAAGCTAAATTCTTTATCAGAAAAATCTTCTAAAATTTCTTTAAGACCTCTAGTTATTATCATCTATTTTTTTTAAGTAATTTAAAGCATCTTTTATTTTAACACAATCTTCATATCTTTCTTCTTCCTCATACTTAATTAAACTTTCTGATAAAGTGTGATGAAAATCCTTTTTATGGATAGTAATATCATAAACTGCATCCTCATCAAGAGATATTACACTTAAGGCATGATGATATCGTTTTGTGCTTTTTAAATTTTTTAAAACTGTTGATACTAATGCTTCTGAGACTCTCATATCTCCATTTTTAAGCATCATCTCAAATTCTTCAGCATTTTTTACTTCAAATTCTCTAGGCATAATCAAAATAAGTCTAAAAATTTATTATTAATTTCTTTTCCTTTCAACTTTTGGAAAAATTCATCTTTCTTAAGAGTTTTAGTAGCTAATTTTTCTAGATGATTTTGTTTAGCTTTTTTAAAATCTTTTACAATTTTATCATGCTTTTTTTTCTTAAGAGGTTGTATTTTTCTTTTTTTCCTCATCTATTATAAATATAAATAAAGATTAGATAAAAGCCAAATTTAAATCTATTTATAGCTGACAAGGTTATAAGGATCATTGTCATCTTTTTTATCACCATCTAAACCTAATTCTTTTAGCCTTTTCATATGATAATCATCTAATTCAAAATTAATAGCCTCTGTTGTTTTATTTAAAGGAACATGGTCTTCTAATTGTTCAATATCTTTCTCTGTAAAAACATTATCAATGTATAGAAAATAACAATTATAACAAAGAAAATGAATATTATTTTTATTATAGTTCTTTTTATTTTTATCTTTAAAATTTAATATTAAAGGTACTTTATAATCTGTTACTCTTCTTTCTTTAAAACCACATTCACTACAACATTCTTCTAAGTAACCTTCAGTTATTAATCTATATTTTATTTTCTCTGGTGTGAATGATGAAACATCTACTCTACCTTCAATTATATCTAACAAAACAGGTTCTTTACCTTTTGATGATAAAAATTTAGGTATACCCTTACCTTGTTGATTTTTGTGTAATTCAAATAATGTTTTACCTGTTTCTTCATCAGTATAAAGCTTCATATAACGCTTTAAATGATGATAAGAACAATTTAAATATCTAGCTGCTGATTTTACTGATTTTGTTTTATTCATAGCAGCTAAACACATTTCTTTTGATATTGGTTTAGCTTTTGGCATTTAATCTTCAGGATCAATTATATTAAATGGTCCTTTTAAATTATCTTTGTCAGTTGGACTGTCAGATTTTGTTCTTTTAGATGGGGGAGTTTTTAACTCTTCATATTCTTCATATTGTTCTTGAGTTAATACTTCTAAATCAACCCAAGTATGATCACCTGTCCCTCTCATAACTGGAACTCCTCTTTTAGCTGATTCTGTAGAACAGTTAACACAAGTCTTAGTTCCTGGGAGGATTTCTAATCTTTTAGGTGGTATTTCAATATCACATTTAATACAATTCATTATTTCATCGATTACTGTATACATATCATTAAATTTTTTATTGTTTAAATAATTTTAATTTTTTTAAAAGAGTATATAATTGGTTTTCAGTTTTAACATAATATTTCTTTCCAGTGTTTTCTTCTTCAATATAATAATCTTCAGGTTTTGATTCTGTGTTAAAATTATAAACCCACCAAAATATTACCTCAGCAGCTGCTATTCCATATGTTTCTATAAGAAGTTGCTCTATTATTTTATAATGCTCATCTTCAAAATGTACTAGATGTACTCCATATTTAATATCTAAAATTTCACTTCTCATATGAAGGTTTTTTAAATCAAGCACAATTTCTGTAAAGACTTTCTTATGTTTTTTTAAAATAGATTTAGGATTTTCTTTAACTGTTAGGTTTTTTCCTCCTAATTTACGTAACTCAGTTTTTAAACTCTCTCTCATTAATTTGTAACTTTAATTAAATCTTTTTCATATGTTTCTAAACTATTAATAGTAATTTTTAAATTACCTAGCTCAAATGATCCTATTTCACCACTATCCTGTAGTATTTCTGATAATTGAGATATTAATTGCATATCCTGTTGTTTAAATGAAGTTCCATTTATTTCAACAATTATATCATCATAATCATATTTGTCTTCAGCTTCATCAACATATTCAGCACCATGTAATCTTTTATTTAGATCAAATGAAGTGTTAGGTTGTTCTTTTTCTTGATATAAAACAAAATCCTCTAAATCAACATATATTCTATCACACCAAGGTTCTAAATGATATAACAATTCAGGATGACAATTTTTAACCCTAATACCTACATTATATTTAGGAGGTATAATTGGTTTCATCAATTGATCATGTTTACAATAATGACCCCACTTACGAATAAATTCTCTTGTTGATTTTTGATTTTGTATTAGCCATTCATCTGTTTCTCTATTTTTCATAAACACCTCACCATTTGGGTTACGTTTAGCTCCATCCGCAAACCTTGATCCTCTACAAGTCATATGGTAGACACATCCTTCCCAGGTTTGAATAAATTTAATACCATTTAATTGAAAACGATTAAATATGTCTGTATCTTCTTTTGATTGAGGGGCAAATATAGCATCATGTCCCCCTATTTCTTGAAAATCTTTTTTATAAAATGCCCAAGGTGCAAATATTCCTTCAGTGGTTTTATCTAGTCTATCTAAACTTGTTGTTTGTAAATGAGCCATTAAAGTTTCTTCACTAAATTCTTCAGGTTCAATTCCACAATCAAATAATATTTTTTCTGGTCCTGGTGGGTGTAATGGTGGTTCAATTCTAGTGAGGGATACTATTCTAGAACCACCTCCAAGATATTTTTCAACCGCATCTAAAGCATAAGGGCATAAATACATATCAGCATGATAAATCATACAGATATCATTTGTAGCTACTTCATTTACTAAAGTATCATATAATATAGTATGACCTAAACGTGTTGGTCCTTCATTTCTAATTGCCTTAAATAATGGGTCTTTTTCCATCATTTCTTTACACCATTCCCAAGTATTATCTTTATCACTAAAGTCATCTGCTACACAAATTTCTACTTCATGGTCACCTTGGTTTTTACGAATTGAATCATATGACCATTTAAGGTATTTAAGATTATTTCTACTTGGTTGGATAATTGATATTTTCATTTTTGATTATTTAGGTTGTAAAATAGCTAATGTTTGAGTTGAATGAACTATTGAAGCTACTTCATTAAAATATTTTAAAGCTATGCGCCTATATCTTTCACGATCTGGCATCCAGAAGTCATGAAAAAATACTAATCCATCTTCTTTAAGATATGGTAAACAATACTCAGCACAAAACTGTCTAGCCCTACCATCTATTAATATTCTATCATATTTTTTCTTTATTTGTGAAGGATATTCTATATAGGTTTTGTATCTATCAGGAGTACTTGGAAAATCAGACCCACCATCTTCTGTTGGTATATGATAATTTTGTATATTTTTGATTTTATCTTCTTTAATTTTATCATTAACTTTATCATACCATTCTTTATTATGTTCAATGGAATAATATTTTTTAACATATTTAGAAAAAAGCATAGTACTGCCACCACAGCCCCATTCTAACATACTTTGTTCTTTATTTAAAAATGCAATTATTAAATTAATTTCAGAATCATGCATCCATGGTTTACTTGGTACTTCACTCATATTTGTGTTATTGTTTGGTTTGGAAATTGATAATGACATACACCATCAATCATCATATTTTTATGACTACAGTCATGTATTTGTTTATCTTTTATTTCTTTTAATAAGATTTTATATGATTTAGGTGATATTAAATGGTGTTTTGTTAAATCATTTCTTAGAACACATTTTCTTAAAAATCTCTCACAGGTCCACCCATTAAAATACTCCCAGATTTTGCCATTATAATTTTTTATTTTTGAAATTGCTTTATAAGTCTCATTTAAATATTCTTTATCATTTAAATAATCAATTTTAGAAATGTTTATAAAATAAAAATTAGTTTGAGGAAAAAAATCATTTTTAATAATATCCTCAAAATTAAAATTATACTTAATCATTCCTCCATAACCTATACTACCTAAATAATAAAAATCAGCTTCTGGTATTTCTTTAAAGAAGATTTCATAATTTAATATAATATCATTAGATGATTTACATAACCATGTTATGTTATTTACTTTACAATAATCAACTAGTAAATTATCTAAATCAGCAGTTCCAAAGTTATGTCCTCTGTTAATTTTAGAATCTAATATAATACAATCTGGAAAATATTTTTTCCATACTTCGTTATTTTGGTCTTGTAAATTGCAACTATAGTTTGTCGCTACTATTATATTTTTAAATTCTTCTAATACCTCTAAATTATATAATATATATTGTTCTAATGTCTCAAGATCATCTTCATTAGAAATATACCCTATAGTACCATAATATGTTTTATTAATAAGTTGCTTTAAATTCATCTGGTGATATTAAAGTTAATAATTTAGTTCTATTAGTATTAAAATATTCCCATGAATCAATACCTTGTTGTAATTCATTTTTATCTATTTCAAAATCTTTTTGATTTTTTAAAATAACACCTACACCCCAATCATCATCTACCACAAAATGTTTATGTTGTGGATTATTTATTCTGGATTGTAAAAAGGCTTTATAAACATCTCCATTCCAATTTATTTGCCCATTTCTTGGAATTTGAGCATGTGCTTTAGTTGGTGGATTACAATCATGCATAGCAATTACACCTGTGTCAATACTATGTTTTAGACTATTATTAATATCTTTAATAACTTGAGTACTATGATGTAAACCATCAATGAATACTATATCATATTTAATATCAGGATGGTCTTTAATTAATTCAAAAAAATCATCTGATGTAACTGGATAGTTTACTTTGGGATGTACTACACCTTCAGCCCCTGGGTCTACTCCATCTTTATGAGGAATATTTACTGCTTCAATACATTCACCATTAAAAACTCCAATTTCTAAATAATTTACAAAGTTATTCTTTTTTATAAAAGTATTTATAATATCAAATCTACGCATTATATTAATGTATTATAAAATTCATTTTGTTTTTCTTGACGTTTAATATCTTTATCATGTATTAAACAATATTCTTCTTCAGGTGGTAATTGTGAAAAATTCTCATAGCCTTCTAATACTTCATGTACTTTATTTTTCCATTTTATTTTACCATCATTTCTATAAATCCTCCATTGATAATCTGGGAAATTAATCCATCCCTTTTTATTAACATTCCATCTCCATTTTTGAATATGTTCTGGAGTGATACCTTTTACAGTATTAATTCTGGGTACTAGAAAAACATCTATTGTATTATTCATTTCTAATATCGCCCATAAATCTTCAAGTATTGATTTAGTTGGAAGTTCATCAGCATCAATTTGATATATAAAATCCCCAGTACATAAAGATGTTAGTTTATTTTTCCAATCAGCAAAATGTCCTTCAAATGAACCATATACCCAAGAAAGCCCTTTATTAACAGATTTTGCTCTTAAAAATTGTTCTATTTTTTTATGACCCTTATTCATGTCATATAACACAACAATTTCATCTTCTGGTCTTTTATTTTTTAATAAAAAATTTACTAGTCTTTGAATTTCTATAAATTCATTACAGACTGTTATTGCATAACTTATTTTCATTAATGGTAGGCTATATAAATCATTTCTTTACCTTTCTTTTCACCCTCTTTCCATCTAGCAATGTTATATTTTGATTTAATGAAAGATAATTTATTTTCAACACTTTTCATTGATTTTAAATTCCTAATTGTTATAGTGTTTACTATACATTTAGGTTTTTTAGGTTTCATAGTAGGCTTATTGTTTTCATCCTTGCCCATTTGTTTTTGTTCTTTTGTGATAAAAGAAGGATTAGACACATGTACTGTTAATCTTATCATAATTTTTAATTTTAGTTAAATATAATGAAGGTATATATAAAAGCCAAACTATGAGGGTAAAACTTCAATATAACTTAAAGCATCTATAAAATCTTTTTCATCAAACATTTTCATAGTACTCATATCCATTCTATATTCATAATATTCATCTTTTTTACCAGGTATAGGATATTTTTCTTTTTCTTCTTCTTTAACTAGTACTGCTAATACAGCAGCCCATTTCCAATTTTCAGTTGAACTTCCATTAGCAAATACCATACCTTTTTTAGGTAAGTTAATAGTTTGAGGAAGCCAACTTTGCCCATTTTCATCCTCAAATGAGAGGTCAATATATAATTCTGGAAGGATTGATAATTGTTCCTCTAAAAATGGTTCACCTTTTTTCATTAATGAATTACTTTGAAAACCACAACCAAAACAAGAATAATTAGTTATTTTATCATTTATTTCATTAGTATAACAAGCATCACCCCCACATCTAGGACATATTATTAAATTATCTGTGTTCATATTTTTTGTAATTTTGGTATTTTTAATTTAGGTAATTCTTTTTTCTTTGATTTTTTTAATTTTGGTAATTTTAAATCAACTTGTTTTGGAGTTTGGGTGACATTATCTTCTAAAATTATATCTAATTTTTCTTTCATTTTTTTATAGCTAAAATTATCTTTAGCATATGTTGCTTGACGTCTAGCATTTGGAATATAGGTTTTATATTTTTTGTAAGTATCTTTTAGTACTTTATTTAAAGTCATAATATCAACATCAAACCACTGTGAACCTTCAATTAACCATTTATTTTGAGCACTTTTATGTACTGGGCCTAATGTACCAGGTAATAATATACTCATATCAGGTTTTAAGAAATCTATATGACCTGACCATTCTGATACTATAATTGGTTTTTTAACTTGAGTAAATTCAAGTAATGGTCTTCCAAATCCTTCTCCTTTTGTTAAACTAATCATAGCTTTTATTTTTTTATGATTATATAATTCATTAATTTCAGAATTTGAAAAATCTCCATGCAGTAAATAAACATTAGGTAATTTACCTTTAATTGTTTTTTTAATTTCTTCTATTTTATTTAATATTAAATCTCTATCAACATATGAAACCCCACTATGACTTGTTTTTAAAATTAATGCAGGTTTTTGTTGTTTATTTTTAAATGTTTCTAAAAAGGATTTAATTAACACCCCTATATTTTTTCTATCATGCCCAAAATCTCCTTGTATCCAAGTACCAACAAATAAATAACAAAATGATTCTTTAATATCAGATAAGTCTAAAGTTGAATCTACAGGTTTATAAGTATCTAAATTTAAACCTTCAAACAATATATCAGTTTTAGTATTTAATTCTATATTAGCTATAAGTTGTTGGGTTTGATTATCTCTTTTCTGGAATTTAGATGTTTTTAATGCTTGTATTGAGTGATTAGAAGAACCTAAAATTAAATCCATTCTATTACATCCTTCAACCCAATCAGCTGAGGCCACAGTAGATTCAATTCCTGCTGTTATTCCTATATTATAATGTCCTTGAGGCATAAATTCATTTGGGATTGTTATTTGCACCCAAATATCAGGCTTAGGATATTGTTTATTAGGTTCTGGATTAAAAATATGTTGATTTAAAAAGTTCCATTCTGGATGGTCTTCAATAAAACCCCAAGGTGTATTTCCCCATCTTTGGGGTATAACTTTTACATCATATTTATTTAACTCAATAAAAGCTTTTACTACATCTCTTCCTCTTGCCCCATAACCTGAGTAGGTATCAATTGGACAACTTATTATAACTGTTTGTTTACTCATCTTAATATACTAAATTATGTGTTTGTGTTTTTTTAAAACTTTTGCTTGTGTTAATTATTTCATATTTTTCTCTTGGTTCCCAAGTATCAAATAATTCATTTACAGCATTGATTATTCTATTACTCATTTTTCTAGCAGTAAAACCTGCTTCATCACTTAAAGCCCATTCTCTACCTTTTTGTCCTATTTCTTTCCTTTTTTCTCTTCCTAAATCATAAACTTCTCTTATTCTATCAGCTGCATCTTCAGCTTTACATCTATCATCCCAAATATAAGGAGTTGGAGGTGAACCTTGAATTGATCTAGAGGTTGGATAAACTGGAAAAGCCCATTCACCATGTTTTTTATATTTACCTGTATTATTTGAAGGTAATTCAGGTGATGGTGTAAACCATTTTTTATTTTCATCTTCAAATCTCATTTGATCTTGCATCCCACCTGTAACATTAGCTATAATAGGATTACCTGTTAACATTGCTTCTGTTAGTGTTAATCCCCATCCTTCATTTGATGTTAGAAGAATTTGACAGTCTGTCATATTATATAATAAATTTAAATCTTTTGTTGATAATTTTTCTGTTGAAAATTTAATAGCATTTGGATATTTTTCATCAAATAATAATTCTTTTAATACTTTTAAATTAGTACCAGCATCATGAACAATTTCAGTATGTAATAAAAATCTACATTTATCTGCTTTTTCTTTAGGTAAGCTATCTAAGAATATTTTAAATGCCCACATTGTATCAGGGATTTGTTTTCTCCTAATGTTTCTTGAATTAAAAAATAAAGTAAAGTCTACTTCATCATTATTAAAAAATTTCTTTTTCATATTTAAAACATCATCAGAATTTTTATCAATTGGGAAATAATGATCTTCATTTAAACCATGAGGAACATATTTTATCACTTTATCTTTAGCTTTATCTCCTAAAACAATTTTGTTTATATTTTTTGTTTGTTTTGATATAGCTAATAAAGCATCACATGATTCATAAAAAGCACTATTGTATAAAGGAGCTGGATAATCATCCCAAATATTAAGATATATAATAGGCATTTGTTTCCTAATTTCATTTTCCATTTGGAATAACCATTCAAAATATCTTGGATCTGTTATAATAAAAATAGCGTCTGGTTTTTCCATTTTTATTAAACTTCTAACAATATTGGGGTCTCCATATCCATTAGTTGGATATAAAATAACACTAGAGTCATTTAATTCACTTAATTTATTAGTTTCTCCACTTAAATCAATTTTTTTACCTACATCTGGATGTTGGATAGCTCCAGCTATTTGCACCCAATTAAAATGTTGGCAAGTATTCATAACCATTTCTTTGGCTACTGTGGCTACTCCTGAGTGTACTCTCATATCATCACATATTAAGAGTATTTTTTTTCTTTTCTCCTTAGGTAGATATTTAAAATCTTTATTCATATTATAGTTCTAAATTGGTGTGGTTATTTATTTTTTTTCTAAATTCTTCATCTGTTAAATAAAGATGAATAGCTCTATCTGATAATTTTTGGAATGAGAATTTTCTTTTAACACATTCTATTTTAAAATTTTCAAATAAATCACTCTTAACTTTAACACTTGTAAGAGTCATATTTTTCTTTTCTGCCATTTTGGTTTATTTGGTTAATAATTATTTTATATAAATATATCAATATTCCTAAAGGTTACTGCCTAACCCACATAAATTTGTGTTTTCTTTAAAAGCACAAAAAGTACAATTCCATTTACTAGGATTTGGTAACATTTCTTTTTTATTATATTTATTTTCATTAAAACACTCATTTATAAATTCATTTATTGCTTGAGTTGCCCTTCCTATTTTAATTTTTCCTGATGGTGGTGAGTACATTTGAAATCTTTTTTGTGGGTAATCTCCACCTTCATATACTTTTCTTCTTGTTATAAAAAACTCAATATCAATATCTTTTTCATCTACACCAAACTGTTCTGAGAAGAATTTTTTATATAGGATGAGTTGAAATTGTTTGTCCTCATCTTTTTTAACATAATCTAACTTCCAACCATTAGTAGATGTTTTAATATCTATTATTTTAAATTTATTAACTCGATCATTATACATTACAATATCTAAATAACCTATAAATAAAACATTAGGGTTGGATGAAATTGGGGGCATTGTAATAGGAGTTTCTATTCCTACCAAATGCCAACCACGTTTTGAAAAATATTTACCTCTATTCTTTTTTAAATAATTTAAAATTTCCACCCCATCTTGATAAAATTCACTTAATTCACCTGGATTAGAAAAATGTTGATTATTGTTTTTCTTATATTCATCCTGATAATGTTCTCTGATTTTATCTTTTAGTATTTCTAATATATCTTCTCTATCAGCTGCCGCTCCACTTTTATCATACATTACTTGAATGTAGTGTTGAAATGCTTCATGTAATGCTTTTCCAAATACAGTATGAACACTTGGGGTATAAATTTTATGACCATCTCTATACTGTAATGCCCATTGTTTAGGACACTTTTTCCACATTGAATATTGTGAATATGAAATGTTTTTTTGAAAAGCATAATTAACTTCTCTTTTTGGAGTTTGTTGTATCTCCTTTACTATAGTTGGAATTTTAGGCATTTATTTTTTCCATTTATCACGTCCAACTAATAAACCAATTATACCATAATTAGCTACATCTAAAAACGTGTCTTCCATTCCTTCACCTTTTACAAAACTTTTACCATTTACTAATAAATTTCTTAGTCTAGATACTTTATCTGTTAACCTAATTGCTAATCCAGTTAATGAAAATTTTTTATCATTTTCTTTAGTTAAATCTCCACCTAATGAAATATTTTGTAAACCATAATCCATATGTTTACGAGCAAATGTTTCATACATTTCATCAGTAATTTTTCTAAATTCTTTAGATAATTCAGGATATTCTTCTTCAAAAATATTTAATACTTCAAAATCATGACCCGCACAAGGTGAGGTTTTTCTTGATTCTAATAAATCTTCTATAAATTTATCTTCTTCTATAACTTGGTCTTTTATACTCATGTAAAATATTTTTTAATTGCCTCTAATCTATCATCAGCTTCAGCTAGTAAATTTAATGCTTCAGTTGCATCTGCTAAAAAATCATTTGCTGTATGGTCACCTATTCCGACTGCTTGGTTTTCTAATAAATCTAAAGCCATTAATGCTTTTTCTTTATCAGCTAAAGCTTGTGCCTTTAATGCTGCTATAACTTTACTTTTTTTCATTATTATTGTTTTTATATGGAAATTTTTTATTTAAAACTGCTTTTCTTTTTTTACATCCACAATCTTTTCCTACTTTTTTTGATATAGCATCTACTACTTTTTTAATCCCCGTAGTTGTTGTGAATTTTTCAATACTATCTCCTAATCCTTCACTTTCCTGCTTTTTCATCTCTCTGTAATGCTATTAAAAGTAAACTAAAGAAAAAACCAAATGCTAAGACATATATTAATATATCAGGTACTTCAATAACATCCCCTGCTGTAGTTTCACCTAATTTTATTATAAAATCTTGTTGATAGTAATCCATTATTCTTCTATTAATTCAAATTCCATATTATCTGATGCTGGTTTATCCCTAGTTAGATCATAATCTAAGTCATATAGCCATTCTGGTTCATCTACATCTTCATCTTTATCTAATGCACTTAAATAATTTCTATATTCTTCAGCTTGTTCATCTGTAATATCAGCTGTGTACCAAAGCCAATCTGTTTGAGTAACGAATTTTTGCATTTTTGCCATAACTTTATTTTTTATTAAATTGGTTCACCATCAGTTAATACTAATGAGTGACATTCTTTTAAAAGTTCTTTTTTAGTTTTATAAAGTTCATCATGAAACTCTTGTTGTGCTTCATCATAACCTTCATCTTCCCAATCCATATCATCAGTTGGGTTTTCTATAGTATCTTCTTCTTCCCATATACAAGGAACACCATCTCTATCTTTTTTCACAACCATAGCACCTATTGGGTCATATGATTCATCTTCATATTTTACTTCAATTTCTACATTTTCATCTAATTCAACACATAGTTTATATAAATGAATAAAAAATTCTTTTGGTGGATACCAAGCTGATGTAGTTGAAAATTCTCCTTCATCTTCAATTTCTTCTAAATAAATCCATTTAGGGCCTATATTATCAATTGCCCAATCATACATTACACCCCCACCATCTCCACAATCAACATCTTTATAAAATGTTTTTGCAAATGCTGTTATGCCATAATCATCATTATTATATTTTTCTGATGAAATTTTATCAACTAAAGAATCAACATATTTTATAGTATCTTCATTTGCTTTAACTTTGATCCAACTTCTTAAGTGATTTGCCATAACTATATTTCTTTAATATTTAATTTTCTAACTAAATCTTCCCTGCCTGGGTATTGGTTTTGGAATTTTCTTAATTTTTTAAAACTAATTTTTTCTATAACTCTAGAAACTCCACTTATAGGATTTCCTTCTTGAGTAAAATTTATTAATTCTACTTTATACTTTTTCATAACTTATTTTAATAATTTTTTTGATTCTTTTTCTTCAATTCCTATTTTTCTTAATATTTCTATTGTTTTTTTACTTCCTAGGATATTAATATATGAAGGAATTTCTGAAGAGCCAAGCTTAAAGTAATCAGATAATATTTCAATTAACTCTTTATTATAAGTTTTATTTTTTGATTTAATATACTTTAACCAAACCTTACGTTTAGGTATTATTTCTTTATAAAAATTATATATTTCTTTCTTATTATTTGGCATTAAACCTTGCGCATAATCAGCGACTTCAACGTAATATTGACTCATACTTATAAACCTATGGATCATATATGAATTAAAACTTTCCCAGTCTTTATTAGAAAATTCTTCAGTAGGTGTTTTTAACCATGTTATATGTTGGAGCCAATCAAATATTGTTTTTGGACTTTTCATATGCTTCTTTCATTGTTAATCCTTCTTCTTCAGGTCTAAAACCAACCAATATTCCATTTTCTAAGTATTGAGTATCTTCTGAGTTTTTAAACCAACAATCAGGGTGATAATGAGCCCACCAACCATTAAATAATAGTTGAGTTTTCATATTTATTTTTCTAATCCCTTTCAATAGCTATATCTTTATATTCTTCTCTTAATTCTTTAGGTAATGAATCAGTTATAATTTTCTTTGTTTCCATATCATAGAATACTGGGATTGGAAGCATTGCATCTTCATCTCCGCCTACTACAAATTTAGATACTTTTCTTAAAACAAAGGCTTGACCAAATAATTTACCGCCATTAAATCCTTCTATTGATGTTGTGTTTTTAAAATCTATATTTAGACCTTGTTGTTGTGGTGCATTCATAATTTTTCGTATTTGAAATTTTTAATTATATATTTTGTTGTTTTGTGATTTTCTTTATCTACATTTTTATCTACATGAGCATTAATTTTAACACACATAGATTTATCATGATATTCTTTTAATAATTTTTTATCAGTTAATTTTCTAACTAATCTACCATTATAGAATATTTCTATTTTATCTGGTGTCCATAAACATCCATACTTGTTAAAATGTTTTGTTGGATCTTTAAATCCTAACCAATGTGTTTTAGCTCCTAAATTATAATTTTCAGGCTCTTTACCACAATGGAAATTTGTTTCTACTCTCCAGAAACCAAATGGATTTTTCCAATTAAAATGGAAGTAATTTTCTTTTTCTTTAGTGTAACCTTCAAATACATCTATTTCAGGGGGCCAACTTTCAAAAGGACTCATCCAAAAAGCAGGCCATAAATTTTTACCTTTTGGTAATTTAGCTTCTATTTCAAAATATCCATAGTCAAATCCTTTTTTACTTGTTATTAATCCTACTCCTATTGGTATTTGAATTAATTTTTTAGTATGTGGATGTTTTAATCTTTTTGGGTTGATGTGAGTTTTTAATATTAGATTTTCATCTTTATCACAATCTATAGCTTCAGGGTCATAATAACAATATGGCTTTATGGGATGAAACTTACCCCATTTTTCTCTTGGAAGCCATTCATATCCACACCATTTTATATTTTTCATATTACTTGTGGTTTTTTAATTTCTATTATCTTTGCTAAAGCACTTGCTATATTAATTTCTTTATCAATTCTAAAGTTTGAATGATATTGATGTTCATTTAAAATCATAGCTACACTACCCTCCCTACCTTTGGCATACTCTCCTGCTTGATCAAATAGTGATCTATATAGTTCTTCAAAATCTTTAACTCCTGAGTCTGCAATTATTTGTCTTAACTTTCGATAATCTGTTTTTGGATTTTTTAATTCTACTATAACTTGTTTTATATAATTGGATGATACTATGATTGATTCATCTAATACTAACTCATTATCTTTAGTAGATAATTGAATTGTATTTAACATTTTTCGTATATCCGGATGATGTGTGTTAACTATGTTAACGAGAGATTCAACTTCAAATTTTGTTTGTTCTGTATCTAATATTTCTTTTAAATGTTTTGCTACTTCTTTCTTACTTGGTGGTACTATTTTTAGTACTTGACATCTTGATTGTAATGGATCTATTATTCTCTCTATAAAATTACACGTCATAATAAAACGTGTTGTTCTTGAAAATGTTTCTATTACATTTCTTAGAGATGCTTGCGCTTGAATAGTAAGAAAATCTGCCTCATCGAGGATGACAACTTTAATCTGTCGAAACGAAGCAGTACTTGAGAAGTTGGTGACTTTATCCCTAATAGTTTCGATGCCCCGTTCATCAGAAGCGTTAATGTATAAGTAATCGCAGTCCAAATTATTAACGATAAGTTTTGCAAGAGTAGTTTTACCTGTGCCAGCGGGGCCATAAAAAATGAAGTTTTGAATATCATCTTGGTCTAAATATTTTTGTATTTGTGTTTTAATATGATTATTACCTACATATTCATCAAGAGTGCTAGATCTATATTTTTCTACTAATAATGTGTGATCTTTCATAAAATTAAGAGTCCTAAATTGGGTTAATTATTTATTGTAATTATAATCTTTAAATTGTTTTACCAATCTAGATTCTAGTTTATTAATTTGAGAATCAATTTCTCTATGTAAATTCTCAATTTCCTTTTCAGTACTAGTGTACATTGAATTTAATTGAGTTGTTTGTTCTTGATTTACATCCTGTAAATCTTGATTTACCTGTTTGAATCGATTTGAGACCCTAGTAACAAAAATAGCCACTAAAGCTGTTAAACCTGATCCAATCAGGGTTCCTATAATTATATCTAAATTTTCCATAAGCATTGTTTTTAATAATTTAGGACTCATTAATTTTAATATTCATCTCCATAAATGTTATACTTTTTTATTGGCTCAGGTTTGACCTCTTCTTCAGAAGTTTTAATAGCATATAATTTACTCCCAATAGGGTCTAGCCTATATTCACCTTTAAAGTTAGTGATCCCTAAGTAGGATTCCAAAGTATCTGTTAAGGATTTATGAATTACTTTTTTTGAATCATCTACTAGAGTCCATCTATCCCCAGGTGGTACTCTAGTAGCAATTAATTCATTTCTTTCTATAACTTTTGTTTTCATATTTCGTCTTTAAGGATTGTCAATATAAAACAACTTATTAAAAATATTAATTCTAAAATCATATTACATCATTCCTCCCATCATTGCGGCTGGGTCAATTTCTGGCATGTTATTTTCTTTTGGTTTGTCAACTATTGTTGCCTCTGTTAATAGAATTGTTCCTGCTATTGAAGCTGCATTTTCTAAAGCATTTCTTGTTACTTTAAATGGATCAATAATTCCTGCATCTTTTAAGTTAACATTTTCATAATTTTTAATATCATATCCAACCCAATCTAAATCTTCTACTTCTAATGATATTTCTTTTGCTTCATCATTAGTATAACCAGCATTAGATAAAATTTGAAAAAATGGTTTTTTACATACTTTTTTAACAATATCAACCCCAAACAAAAAATCTGGATTTCCTACACATTCTACTTTTAATGAAGCTCCTAATAAAGCAACTCCACCCCCAGGTAATATCCCTTCCTCAATTGCAGCTTTTGTAGCGTTTAAAGCATCATCAACTCTATCTTTTTTCTCATTCATTTCAGTTTCAGTATTTCCACCTACATGAACTATAGCTACTCCACCTACAAATTTAGACATTCTATTTTGTAAACTTTCCATTTCAAATGGTGTTTCTGAATGTTCAATTTGGTTTGATAATTCTTCTACTCTATTATTGATATCTTCTTCTTTACCTTTACCGTCTACAATAGTTGTTTTTTCTTTAGTGATTGTAGCAACTCTAGCTTCACCAAACCATTCCCAACTAAATTTTTCAAGTTTCATTCCTTTTTCTTTAGAAAATACTTGACCTCCAGTTAATACAGCTATATCATCTAAAACTAATTTTTGTCTATCTCCAAATTCAGGAGCTTTAACAGCACATACTTTTAATGTACCTCTCATTTTATTTACTATAAGAGTAGCTAGTGCTTCATTATCTATATCTTTAGC